CCAACCCTTCAGGCTGATCGTCCTTGATAATATCACACAGAACCATCCAAGCATCCCAAGCCATCCTCGCAACACCATCGTAGTACCCAGTCTCTAGGTCCTCGATCAATTGTTGCAACGCACCAAACTCAGGGTCCTCCTCGTCGTACTCGTACCCATTGAGATATTCTCGGGCAGACTCGAGCGTCTGATCGATGTACCAAAGGTTGGCAACGTGGTTGTTCTTGCAAACGTAGGTGTTCACTTCACCCTCCAACGTCTGACTGACTATTACTTGTACCTGCATGCTTCATCCTCCTCTATGACCTCATCGATGTGTGGCCTCCATGCCTTGTCTACTCCGTCAATAAATGACCCCTGAAAATCCATGCCCTCGTCTTCATAGTACGCACGGACCTGAACGCCCATGTTGTGCAGCTTCTTCCATATCGGAATAGGCGGACCCCATGCCGTCCAACATTTGAACGTGAACCACGCTTCTACCTCAACATCCTTGTCGATATTTTCGGACGTAATCTGGTAGTCGGTCATCTTGATTTCATCGACAACCTCAACATCACACACGTCCCACTTGGTGCCCCAAAACTTTAGACGCCAGTTGTACCAAGCAGGGGACTTTGCTTCGAAGCCGTACTTCTCGCTTTCGTCCACCTCGGGCATTAAATATGTTCGAAGTGGCATCGGTGACACAACATCACAGAACCTTTTGCCCTCTTGCAATGCATCATACAAATGATGAACTACATCTATGTTTCCTCTCAGCGAAACCGTCTGATAACAATGATTTGGCATTACACTTCCTCCAATTCATCATGTAACCGACTGATAATCGCACCCAGTGCCATGCCCAAATGCTTGCGGTCACAGTTCAACACAACATCCTTAACGTCATACGCATTCGGATCTCGATACTCAGTGTTGGCACTGCATGACTGAGGGTGAGCCTCAACCCCATCGTCCTCGACGACAATTGGTCCAAAGCTGAGATCCTCCTTGAGGTTTGGATCTCGCAAACAATTGTGCAAGTTCAAGAACTCAAGCATCTCGGCTTTTGAAGTAGGAACATCGATCTCCCACCAGTCCTTGCCAAAAGCTTTCTTGGCATCAGCTTGGGTCCCTGCCCAATTACCTTTTTGATCATAGTATAATCTCATAACTTCCCCCTACTCTACAAACTGTAAATCAAAACTATAGTACGGCTCACAAAAGCCCCACTTACAATGAGGCATCTGAAGTGACGCATGTATGCCCCACTCATATGGCCCTGCCTCAAAACCAACACGCCAAAACCTACCGTAACCTCGAGCCTCGTTCTGCTCTGGGTTGTCGATACGAACCTCGATCTCGGGCGTCATACCTACGTCCTTGCACCATTTGCATAGTGCCTTGTACAAACCTTTGGCAGCACCTGCCTTGGTCTTGTACTTCTCGGGGTTCCAATCTAGGACCATGGTCCCCTCTTCCATACAATCAATCTCTAACATTACACCTTCTCCTCATCTGAATGCAGTGCTTCCCCATATAAGTTAGGGAACTTATCCTCTGGGAATTGATTGTTCATAAACCCCAAAGCTTTTAGAACTGTGTCTTCACCAATGTTAGAAGCCGACGCTACTTGTTCGAACCCTAACTCTTCCGCAGCTTCAGTGATCTCGAACAACACGTTCAGCGCATTTTGTAAAAACAGCTTTTTATCTTTTGGTCTGTAACCACCCAAAGAACGATTTTTTGTGGCAGTCATACCGTTACCAATGTAGATGCTCATTTTTCTATTTGATTTATCCATTTTAAAAATTCTCCTCTTGCGTTTTACACATATGGGGACTTGTCAAAGGTTTGTCAAGTTGATTTGATAAAAAAATAAAAAAAACTTTCATATAATACTTTTTGACCCCCCCTTTACATAAAAAAAGTTTTTGAAAAACGTCGAAACAGCGTATTAAACGTATTATGGAGCGATAAACTGTTTGTATACAGAGACTTAGAACCCATATCCCAACCGTATTATGAGCGTATTATAATACGTTACAGGTGTATTAAATCCTGCAATATGCCCTGAGTCGATTTTCGAAAATGAAAAAAAGTGGGTGTTGGGTGTAAAAAACGTAATATAGACAACAGAAATTAATACGGTATTAATACGGTAAATACCATTAGGAGAACTAATGCAGTGACCAAAAAAGATATTGAAGAAAAACACGAGCGAAAGTTGACAAACAGGCAGATGACTTTTGCAAGGCACATTGTCGAGGGCATCTATTCGAATGCCGAGAGTGCGAGACAAGCAGGGTACTCACCAGAACTGGCAAACGAAAGAGCATCCGTTTTGTTGAATGGTCGAGACTATCCACATGTTGTTGAGCACATCGAAGAGCTTCGACAGGAAAGAGAACGCAGATATGGAGTGACCACAATTGGTCAACTCGAGAGACTGCATCAATTGTCTCGAGGGGCAGAAGAGGCTGGTCATTTCTCAGCAGCCATCAATGCAGAGAAAATAAGATCTGCATTGGGTGGATTGACCATCGACAGACGCGAGAACATCAACACCGTTGACCAGATGACCAGAGACCAGATTGTGGCGCGGCTCGATGCACTGAGAAAGCAATACCCACAAGCATTTCAACTTGAGGCAGAATACAAGGATATTACACCAGATGAGCAAGGGACCAGAGGCGAACTTTTGGAATACGATCAGGCAGAACTTGCCGAAGAAGTGCTTCGCAACGAGGATTGAGAACAAGCACGGAGGTGGCGTTCCTGATATCCATATGATTTGGGATCACATACCTTTATGGATCGAACTAAAAACAGTAAAAAACAACGCCATAAAAATTTCGCCACATCAAATAGCGTGGCATATGGCGTATTATGCTCGAGGCGGTGCATCTTTTTTCTTGGTCAAGCACCTCTCAACGAGGCACATACATTTGTTTGAAGGGTGCCAAGGGCCTGATTTGCTAGAAAAAGGTCTCAGCAGCACCGTAGGCCAACGGTTCGAGGATCTAGGTTCGATGTTCGAGGCCCTGCGGCCCCACGCGGCTGATATATTATCAGGGTCCGAGGCCCAGTGATCGAGGCTCTGCGGCCCTGCGGCCCCACGCGCCGAAATTCCCGGTTCGAGGCGACGAGGAACGAGGAGCCGAGATCCATAAAACTGTGTCCGAGGAACGAGGACTCTATTTTCTTAGCGCGGGTACGCCGCGCAAGTGACCGCGTTTAGCGGCACACTATTTATGATAGTAGTAGAAGAGGGACCGAAGCCCCTCTTCCTGTTCATATTACACCTAAAAGAATTGCTGCTGAAGTTACAGAGTTCGTGCCGCAGCATTCGCACAAACCCCGATCTTGATCCGGCTCCATTTCGGTTGAGTAGTTACAGCCGTCGTTCATACATATCGAGGGCATTAACCCGTCGTTCATGTAATCTTTAGCTAGAAGCCATGGGTCATCGTATCCCCAGTCCTCCGTTAGTTTGATTATCTTTTTGAATTCCGAACTTAGTTCTAGTTCACTCATCTTAATGCTCCACGATTGCGATTGACTTTGCTTGTTTGAATCCAGCGCAAAGCTTACATGCTGTGCACTGCACTCGATGTCCCGCTTCCTTTGATGCAGGACAGATTGCCTCGAACTTGAAGTCAATGTCTTCGACGTCCGATACAACTCTGAAGGTACGATTACCATTGGCCCAGTGATCTTGAGCTTGTTCGTAAGTATCAGCAGACTGCATTGCAATGTCGGGTCGCCAACCTGACTGATGACTGTATGCTGTCCAGTGTTTACATTCTGACAACAGCTGATCCCAAACGTACGGTGGTGCAGCTGCTGGATCTCCGTAAGTACCAACTCGAACGAAGCGATCTTGTCCAAGTGTAATCCGTGACCACTGATAGTCTGCCTTTGGGTATATGCCACGTTGGAATGCTCTCCAAACGATTAGAACCCCCTGACCAAGGTTGACGTAGCACTTACGACCCTTTGCAATCTTACGATTCGGATCGGTAGTGACCTCGCCTCGCATGATGCAGTCGCCACATATTGCAACGTCTGCACCTGTCTTACTGGCTTCGAGAGGGTTGATGTCCCGACAAAGTATGTATGTCTGAACGACGGTCCCTGTCTTACGATTACGGTTAGATAACGTTGCGATTACAACGATTGGCGTACCATCCAAGAGACTGGGTCCATTGTAGATAATACCTGATTTCATGATAACGTTCCTTCTGTTTGAAAGCCGGGGGCAAAGAATGCCGCCCCCGGCAGGTTTGAATTATTTGAAGCTGATGGTTGCCTCCATTTCCTTACCTTCGAGATGATTGTTGACCATCTCCTCGATCTGATATTCATGACCAGACATGTCGTACTCTTCCAGAGCGTAGTTGATCCACTCGTCAACCTGCCATCTGTGCTCTTCGAGATCGAACTCAGAGTCGTTGTGACCCATGTCCGCGAGGCGCTTGTCGATCTCAGTGGCTAGCTTGTCTTGCAACAGTAGCCAGATAGATTTGCTTAGAGCCTCGAAGAACTCGTCTTTAGATTCGGAAGTGATAAGATTTAGGTCAGTCATTTGGATCCTCCTGTTTTGACTGTTGTACCGCAAGGTTGAAACCCATGGCGGCTGCTGTGATGAGATGAGGTCGATCATCACGATTGTGACGATCAACCCAATCCATCAATTCATCCCAAGATGTTGGGGTATGAAATAGATTCAAAGTGTCCAAGCTACGCTGTCTCCTTGTACTCGATAGGTTGATTGATGGAATTCTTATCCCAACTGATACTGCTCTCAATTTCTCGAACAGCATTCTGAAGAACGGCAGTCCACTCACGATGAGCAGTTCGTTCTGTCGAGTACTTCGAAGTCGCGTTGTCTCCTGCTTCTTGCAAGATCCGAACCAGTTCCTTGACCTCACCGACAGTTACTTCGATGGATAAAGGAATGTTTTGATACTGAGAGTAATTGTACTTTGGCATGATAGCCTCCTATAAAGTTAAGATAAATACACCACACATATTCTTCGTCGGTGTGCCCAAGTTACTAGCGGATCAAAGGATCGTGCCCAAAAAGCCTATCTCTTTTTGGGGAATCGTAAAGGAAGCCGGGCGTCCTCGACCGGGTAGTCAGTGAAACGACGGTCGACGTTACGTTACAGGGTTCTGATGTTACGTCATCTAGACACCGACATCTGCATACACTTGCACCGGACGAGGACACTACGGCCCGCAAGTCCGCAGCAATGTGGCGATACGCTGGAACGTCGAAGATGATGTTACGTCAGGTTCATGTAATGTTACGTCTACCGGGACCTTCCGACCCCTGAATACTTGGAAGGGGTTTACGACACATCCTTTGATAACGCCACGCGGCTTGAGCACAGTCCGCACGGAGGATCATGTGTGTGTGTAGTTAGTACGGAGAACTGGTGCACCTGACGACAAGGCAAGGTCCTCGTGCCGTGGACAGAGACCCAAGCAGCTTTTGCCCCAAGCAAAAGTGCAGGGACGACAGGCCACGCCGCGATGGATCCGCAGACCGAGTCAGCGCACATATCGGTAGGGTCATTCGGTTTTTTTTCAACCATAGATCAAACGGATGTCTCTGTTTGCCGACTGCGGTTCGGAGACCGCACAGGCTGAAGGACTGTTTAAATGTTGGATAGGGGTTACTCTGGCGAAAACCTATGAACGAAGAGAGTCCTTCGAACCCCACCACCCGATATTTGCGTCCCGCGTTGTTCGGTGTGCACCCTATAATGTTGGTTTTGTAGATTCATTCGTGTATAATTTCGTTAGATGGGTATGGAGATGCTTATGGCAACGACTAGAAACTACAAATCAGAGTACAAAAACTACCATTCTTCTGATAAACAAAAGAAAAACAGGGCGGCTAGAAACGCTGCCCGGGCTGCAATGATGAAGAAAGGCAAAGTAAAAAAGGGTGATGGCAAGGATGTTACGCACAAAAATGGCAATCCTAGGGACAATTCATCCAAGAATTTAGGTGTTTTGTCCAAGAGTAAGAATCGCAGTTTCAAGCGAACACGCAGGGCAAAAAAGGCGCAA